TAGTTTGAAATAAAGCTTGGTCTTTTTGTATTTCAGCTTGCGCCGCTACTTGTTGAGCCTGTGCATTTGCTTGAGCTTGAGCCTGTATATTTGCTTGCTGTTCTTGTTGTAATCTTTCCTGACGTTTCTTTTGCCTAACCTTCAATAATTGATTAGCTAACTTTATATTCTTAACCTCTCTTATATCTATAGCATCAGATAAATCAATTAAACCAGCTGATAATGCTTGTTGTACATTATTTTCTAAAAGTTGTTGTTCTTCTTCATCGGGCGTTAATTCTAAGAATATACCAAAATCATGCAAATGTAAATCCCTTAATTCATCTAAAGTAGCCACATTAAACCCACCAATTTTTTGAATGAAAGATTCTTTTGCTGGGTGGTATTCAAGTATGTCAGATATTCTTAAAGATAAACATTCTGCTGTTTCTCTTGTTAAATATAAACCTGCATCAAGTATATGTCTTGTTGCTGTATTAGAATTAGCTGCCGCTAATTTTTGAACACCCACTAGAGCTCTTGCGTCTGGCGTGCTGCCATCTCTCGCTTCATTTAATCCAGTTACATCTCTTATCATTTGAAGATAATAGTTGTACGTAGATATAAGTGTTTGTAGCTTTTGACCTCCGCTTCCGGTTTGAACTTCCTGTATTGGCACTTTACCAGGGTTCATATCACCCTCCTGTGTAAATGATCTACCTATTATAGACCCTGTTTGAAAGAACATATTAAGTGCTTCTTGAGGATTATAATTTGTACCATTACCTAAATCAACTTCATTTATACCATCAGCATCTAAATAAACACCGTCTGGTATCATTCTTTGTAATACTTGCTGTAATTTTAAATGTGTTAATTGTATCATATCAGCAAAAGCAGTACAACGACTTACTATTGATTCTATTCTGCCTTGATACATTCTAGGAGCTGTTATAGCGTAATTCATTTTAACCTTAGAACTATCACTTTTTGGTCGCATCATATTCTTAGCCATCTCCCATTTAAGTAATATATCAGTTCCCAATACCATTACACCTTCGTATAATACTTCAAGTGATCTAGACATTTTACCAAATTGCTCTTCGTACATTTCAATAGGTGGATTGAATTGATCATCCCTTACTATTATTTTTGAAGCACCTGTCGCAGTCTCTTTTACTTTATAAACTTCGTTCATGTAAGTTTTATAATTAAAGTAAAGTATCTGAACTATGTTTTGATCCCTATTATTATTGTTTGTATTACTTATATTATTATTCCAAACTCCATAATTTTGTGACCCTTGTGATTGTATCTGATCCATTTGCTCTTCAGATAGGTCTGGAAACTGCTTTTTAAGCTCGTTTAAGGGCACGAATTTAACTTCGCCTGCATAATATATATCTTGAAAATACGGGTCCTCTGTATAAGAATAAATTAAATAAGCCGGATCAACATATTCTACTGTTACACCCTCCGCTTCTGTGAAATTATTTTTGACAGCGCCAATACCAAGAGTAGTTATATCATAGTAATATCTTTTCTTTGTTAAGTCATATCTATTTTCATCAAACATAACGCTTAAAGCTTCTTCTTCTGCTATCTCAATACCTTGCTTGTAACTAAGTTGCATATGTAAATCTAACTCTTCTTCAGAGTCTGGCAACTTATCTGGATTGTTTTCAAATAAATTTATTCCAAAATTCTCTTGAGCAAATACATTCAGCTCTTCTGTTTGTAAATCTCTTATAATGGATTCCATATACTTAGTTCTTTTACTAACTCCGTATGGATCTTGAGAATAAGCAGTAAGATCAAAAGATCTATCAGCTATACCATTAACAACTATATCAACAAACTTTGATAATATAGGTACTGGTTTCCAATCTAAATTAAGATAAGATAAATCGCCGTTAATAGACATTTCATCTTTGTATTTTTGTATAGGCTGTTCACCCCTTGCATATAGCCTTAAGCTATGGAATGTATTTTGATTGCTTCTGAATCTAGTTACACCAGAGTTGTTCGAGAACCACTCATTTTGAATTGCTCTTCCAACTTGGAGTCCGTAGTCTCGTGACATCTTCTCAGAGTCACTTGCAACTTGACTTGGGAAAAAACTATTTACTACTCCTGCCATATTACTATTTTATTATTTTTGATGTTGATCCTTCGATTTGATATTTAGCAAATCTTATATTAATTGGTGCTCTTTCCATTCTGATATTTGGTCTATATAAATCTTTATGACAAGCCATAATAGCAAGCCCTGAGCTAATAGCGGCATCAAATTTTGTTCTGTTATTTATATCGAATTTGGCCCAGTCTTGTAATGTTTCATTAAAATACATTGTTCCATATTCGTTTTGGTCGTTTAAACCTACGTGCTTATCTATATACATTTCAATAGCAGCAGCGTGAGCTTGTTTAATATCTTCACTTGAATTAGGTATTCCACCTATTTCTCTTTCGGTTACTGATAACTTGTTCCATAATTTATCAGGGCGATTCATTGAGTAACCTCTATAACCTCTCCTTTTAAAATAATATAAAAGTCTTGGTTTATTATTTTCACAAAGAAGTGGCATGCCATAAAACACGCAAGCCATCAATACATCTTCAAAAAACATTTCAGCTGTTTGTGGTCTTGCTACGTATTCTAAAAAGAATGTGCTCGGTGGTGCATCTTCCATACTAAACTTAGTTAATCCATGTAAAGCGCCTTTAGATCCTCTCCCGTCTGTTGTTCCTGATATATCATAACTATCACAGCCAAAAGCACCCATGTGTTCATTGCCAGGCCATTTAATACCGTTTTTTGATATCTGTCTATTTTGTATATCATAATTAGGTATCCAGCTTATTAAAAATCTCCCATTTGGATTTGGTGAAAAAATTACTTTTGAATCTTTTATGCCATTTTCCCATTGAAAACTTCCTTTTGTTAAAACATTGCTGTTACCTAAGTCTTCGTTATAATCTATTTGTTCGTATATTTTTGCTAAATTAAATATACTATTTTTAGTTTCATCTCTAAAAGCGTGCTCTTCTGTTCTAGGAAACTGTCTGTAAAATTCGTTTAAAGCATCTTGATCACCTTTTAATCCTTCAACTTCATTATTCCAATGCTCTATTACACCCTGGTCTATTTCGTCCCCATGAGGCCCGATAGTTTTGTTTTTTGGTGTGTTGAATACAGGTAACCCATAAGAATCAATGAATCCCTCGTAGTTCCATTCCATAGGTATGAACAAACTATATAATCCCGAGCGAGTCTGTCCATTGGCGTTTCTTTTTGTAACATCTGAACTATTATATAATTTTTTAAAATTATCCCCTCCTTTATCTAAAGCATTTGATGTTGATCCCATCATACACTTACCGATAATTCTAGATCCTAACCTTAATGTTGTTTTAGTAACCCTCCAATTGTTGAGGATGTTATTTGGTCTTTCCCATTTCCCTGACTCATCATGAACTAATAACTTAAGTTTTTCTCCATCATAAGCGTTGTCCCCTGTGTTTTTCCAATCGATTGTTGTGTCCAGGCCAGCGAGTATTTCTTTAGACTCGTTGTTATCAAGTTTTCTTCTTGTAAATTTAGAAGCGGGTACACGGTAGGCGAGCTCAGTTTTTGGCCTATCCATACCGTCTTGTATTGGTTTAAAAAAGAACGGGTAGTTGACTGATATTGGTACAACCTTGTCGGTAAACATTTTTTTTGCATCAGAACCAGACTTGGATAATATACCAAATCTTGAGTCGCTTGATATTGTGGCCATGTTAACTGTTTCCCCTGAGGCCATAAATGAAAATCCACTACGTCTGTTTTTGAGGTAAGACATACCGTAGCATCTTCGATCTGCTTTGCAAGCTTCCCAGAATATATAGAATAATCTGTTTGACTCCCTAAAATCTGGTTGCCCAACATCAATCTTGGACCACTGCAAGTACATAAAGTGAGTACCAGTAATGTAAGTATCCACACCCTTATTATTGAACCAGTGACCGTATTCTCTTTTATTGAAATTTTCATCTATATATTTCCCCCAAGTTTTTTTAAATCCCTCAGGATAATCCCTCCAATCAAAAATACTTTTAATACCTTTTAATTGTTTGGGATATTCTTCAGGTGTCCATTTATCTGTAACTTTACTAAGCTTACCAGGTGATTTAGGTAAAGCTATTTTAAGATTTTGTATATTGTATATTTCGCCTATTTGCCCAGTCTTACTTATAACAACTATATCGTGTTCTTTGTTATAACCGTATTCCCATTTTTTACCTTTATTTAATCTAGATAAGGTAGTACGTTTTACTGGCTCTATGATCTCGTATAAAGTTTGTTTATACATTACTTAGATCTTTTTTCTGCAAACCCACCAAATGAAGTTGTTTCAATTTCTTTCTTAGGCTTATTATCCAATATTCTTTCTTCCTCCTCAATGCGGTTAAGTATTTCGAAAGCATCAAAAATTGCAAGCTTTTTAGTAGCTGCAGCATTCTTTAATCTATCAGCAGATATGTCATCATCTGAATCAACTATATCTTCTTTAGCTACTTTTATAAGTTCCTCAACTGCTCTGTGCCCAGCCTGGATTATACTCTTCTTCGTTTCCTTGATGTTCATATTTGATTGTAATTGAATTGACGGGTACTCGGTATAACCTCTGCCCTTCTATTATAAATTCATATTCTGAATTTGGTCTAAACCCTATCAATTGCTCTTTTTCAAATTCACCATTTGAGTATTTTACAATACCTATTAATGGTCTTTCATCATTTACCGAAAACATTCTTGTTTCTTTTATAGGCATAACAAACACAAAGCCTTCTAAAGCTTTCCATTCGTTATTTCTTTTATAAGCATATACTTGATCTGGTTGAACTAAATATACATTTTCACTTAAATAGTTTTTACTATCTTTTTCTTTACCCCTAACATCTCTGAATCTTCTAAAAACATTATGATGCACAACGACATCATCGCCTTCTTTTAATTCTTTATATACAGTCACTAATGGTAAACTTAATATAGTACCTATTCTATTCACGTATTCGTGATTTTGTAATTCTGTATTTAATAATAGTTCTTGTCCCTCTATATCTTTTTTTCCAGTTGACCTACTGCCCTTTGGTTCAACTAGGTAATTAAATACACTGTGCATTTACCATGAAAGATCATATTCCACAGATATAGACATGTTTTTATTGAAATCTTTCCAAGGCATTAACATATCTTTTTTTGTAATGTAGATAGAGTACTTTTCTTCTTCCTCTACAATATGGGCTATAGTATGACCGCCATACACTTCCTGTCCAACAGCATAGTGCATAGCGTCATTCTTATAGTCTTTTCCAACACTAATTTTTCTAATTACTTGCTGGGACATCTTGTTCACTAATTTCCCCTGTAGTTAAATCAATATTAACTGCCCCATGTTCTTTTTCTAAATCAGCTTGCAATTTTTGCAACTCACTAACTACCTCTTGCAACTGGGATACTAAACCGGCTTTATGCCCTTCAATACCGCCAATTTGCATTTGTATTTGGTTTTGCTTATTTACTGTTTCTTGCAATGATTTTAATTGCTCTTCAGAAATTGACTTTACTTCTTTGTGATCTACGTCTACTGTTTTTAATTTACTCATAATAATTTAATTTAATTGTTTGGTTTTTGTTTGTAAGGAAATGCTTTATTTAACATTTCTTTTCTATTATTGCACCCGCAATTACCAGGTAGTTTATCTACTAGTTTCTTTATTCCGGTTACTTTGGTTATTTTCTCTATGGTATCTCCTAATCCTTTTGATTTCATTTTAGCAATTCCATTTCCTTAACGCTAACGCTTTTCTTGTAGGTTTACCGTTAGGCTTTTTCATAGGTCCAGGCATCCCACTCATTCTTGCACAAAATGATTTACGCCTTTTAGCGTCTTTACTTCCTTTCTTTAATTTAGAAGGTTTTGTTGTTACTGCTGTTTGTAATTTAGATCCAGGGTTTTCTTTTCTATAAGAATCAACACCCTTTTGATTTAAACCACCTTCAGGGTTTTTTCCTTCTTTACGTTCCCAAGCCGCTGACTTTTTAAGAGGGCTTTGAAAGCAAGAACCTTTCATTTTAAATGCCATATCTTAGTTTTTTTTATTCGTTTTACTTTTGTTTGTTCCTTCTAAATCTTCTTTAGAAACTCCTGAAACATTTGGATTAGTTTTTTTAGCCGTTTGGCTATTAACCCCTAACTGCTTATCAACTAATTTCTTTTTAGTATCCGAAGACATATCAGATTCTCTTAAGCTTCTTTCGTTACTTTTTACAGTGCCAGTTTTCCTAGCAGATATAGATCTATTTTGTTCAGCTTGTCTTTGAGCACCAGCCCCTGAAGCAGCAGCTAATTTTCTATCTTTTTGTGCTTGCGTAAGCTTAGCTTTATTCTTAGCTTTTTTAACAGCTTTCCTTCTAGCTTTTCTGTCGTCTGGATTATCTATTTTAGCTTGTGCTTTTGCTTCTTTAATAGCAGCATTTTTTTCTTTACGATTCATTCGCTTACCACCTCTTACAGTATTACTTCTTTCTCTAGCGGTTTGCGTATCTTCAGCGTCTCTAATTTGAACAGGCTTTTCTCTTTTTTTACCTTTAACTATAACTGTTTTTTTCTCGTCCTTACCTTTAACTACCTTCGTATTTTTTTTCTTATACTTATCGTCCTGGGCTTTTCTTTGTTCTGGAGTTAGTTTAGCGTAAGCTTCGTCACCTTCTTTTGTTCTTTTTGGCTTAGTATATACTTTTTTATCTTTACCTTTTACAGTTACTTCTTTCTTTGTATCTGGATCCTGCGTAATAACTTTGATATCACCTTCATCAGCTTTTTGCTTAAAAGGAGATGCTTTCATAGTATAACCTCTTTTTTTACTTGGTGATGGGATATTTTTGGTTTGATTATTCCCGTATACGCCAGCTGGGCCTACATTAAGCACAGGTTCTGTTACACCTTTTTTTTGATTAAATAAACCCGCGTTTACTCTTGCCGTAATTGGCACGTTCTTTTTTCCTTTAATTCCCATTATGATTAGTTGTTTTATTTTTGTTGATGGTTATATTCCAAGAGTTATAGCCTTAGTGGCTAATTTAATCTTGTCTATTGTATCGTCTTTTTTGTCTTCATCCTTTGTGCTTAAATCAGCAGCCTTAGGTTCTTCTTTTTCTTCAAAAGCTTCACCTACTGCAGAATTAACATCTACAAACTTTTTACCAGTAACAGCAGCGCCTGCCACTAAAGATTCATTTATTTTAAAAGGAGAAGACTTAGATTTTTGCGTTATAGGATTCATTTTAGTAGGGCTAGCAAGATCGCCACCATATCCATCTTGAAAATAAGCTTCACCACCATAAAAATTTTTCTTTTTGCTTGGAGATGAAAATCTTTTGTTAAAAGATAATTGTGCTTGCTTTAAAGATACATCTTCACCACCAACACCTTGTCTTGGTCCTGGATCTGATTTTTCTTGAAAGCCGCTTGCGTTTTGTTTAGACTCTATTTTATTAAGCCTACCAGCTTGTCCTCTATATGTAATTGCCATAATTATGATTGTTTATATGCTTCTTTTTCCCATTCGAAATCAGGGTGGCCTTCATTCATAGTAGCTCTGTTATATACTCTAGCTGGGCTTCTAGTGTCTTTTTTCCAAGTCACAGAATCAGCTGAATATTGTAATCTACCAGAAGCTAATTGATCTAAATGAACTTTTTCATGGGCAACCGCCTCCTCTATTTTTTTATCCGATAACTTTGAACTAACAAAAATAGTACCGTCTCTATTAGCTTCAGCTTCAACCCCATCTTCCAGATCATCTTTTAAAATGACAGGAGTACCAAATTGAGATGTTTTTTCATGTATCCCAAATACCTCAGAATGTGATTTTAGCTTAAATGCCATTATCCTTTATACCCAGATTTTGAAGCAGCTTGTGCATTTTCTGCATAATGCTTTCTTGCTTTAGCGCTTAATTTTTGGTTTGAAGCTTCTTTAATGTCATACTTCATACCTTTATTCATTTTAGCTGGTGACTTACCTTGTTTAGCAGCAATTGCATCCACTATTTGTTTTGGTAAATTCTTTTTTTGCTTAGCTGTTTGTTTAGCAGGTGATTCGTAATCTTTCTTTGATTTACTTTCGTCACCTTTTTTACCACCATACATTTTTGCAGGTGATTCGTAATCTAATTTACTTTTAGATTCATCTCCTTTTTTACCGCCGTACATTTTTGCAGGTGACACAGCTCCACCTTTTCTTGCTCCAATTTTGTTTGGACCAATTCCTTTAAATCCTGAATATCCCATTTTTAATATTTATTAGTTATCTATTTTTGTCTTTTATCATATCGTCAATAGCTTTATTATAAACTTTGTCCGTGTATGTTTTGTTTTTATAAAATTTACTTCTTGAAGATGTTGGTAAATCTTCTTCTGCTAATAGTATTCTATATATTCTATTAATTAAATTTTTACATTTAAAAGATGTTGTATATACAGTAAACTTTTTTGTTGTTCTGTTTCTTTGACTCCATACATCAATCCAGCCTCCAGTTCTTAATCTTTCCCATCTAGCTTTATCCCAGGAGTATGTGTACACACCTTCTATAAAATCATTACGTGTAAAATGCTTTTTACAATCTAAATAAAATAGCAATTCAAGATCTGCGTCTTTTATGTCATAAGTTTTACAAGCCCATTTTCTAACAAGCCTGTAATACTTAAACAAATTCATTTCTCGTAGATCTTTTGAAGTTAATCTCATTCTACTAAAACAACATCATTGATGGTAATAACATGGTACATTTTATCGTCCCATTCAATACCATGACCTGCATGCTTGTCGTATCTTATAACACTATCTTTTTTTATGTAATCTACTTTATCACCAGAACTTATAACTTTCGCTTTTAAGTACCTAATGTCTTTATTTTGACTTTCAGTTAATTCAAGACCACCTACTGTCTTCGGCGCTTCTTTTATTTTATCGATAACGATGTAATAATTAATTGCTTTCAAGAGTTCTTACGTTTGAGATTATACAATCAGCCGATACAATTGTAGTCGCTACACTTATTGCATTTTTTAAAGCTGCTTTAGTTACTAATACTGGATCTATAATTCCACTATCAATCATATTCTTATAACATCCGCAAGTGGCATCAATACCAACACCTGCCCAGTCTCTATCATTTATGTCTTTATTACTTTCGACATATTCTTTAGGGTTTAAAGCATCATCAAATCCAGCGTTTTTTAATATAGTATGGTAAGGTGCTGTTATAGCACTTAATAATATATCGTAACCTTCATCTTGTTTTACTATAGTCTGTGAAGCGTTAAGTAAAGCAACACCACCGCCTGGCACAATACCTTCTGCTAATGCAGCTTTAGTTGCATGCAACGCATCATCAACTCTATCTTTCTTTTCTTTTAGTTCAACCTCTGAATCCGCACCAATATAAATTACACCAACTTTTCCAGTAAGCATAGATAATCTTTCTTGTAGCTTCTTTTTAATCCAGCCGTTTTTTTCTTTTTCTATTTTTCTTTCTACGTCTTTAATTCTTTCAGCTACAGGTTCTGTAACTTCATTAATTTGCAGCGTAGTGTTTTTATCGTCTGTAACGGACTTAACGACTTCACCTAATACATTTACATCTATTAAGTCTAAATCATCGCCTAACTCCTCGTTAACAGCTGTAGCGCCAGTCAGGATAGCCAAATCTTCTATAGCATCTTCTTTAGTTGGGCCAAACCCCGGTAAATCTACAATATTTACTTTTATATTGCCCTTAACTTTATTAGCAAGCAATGTGGCATATGGTTGTTGGTCTACTGGAGCAACAATCAATAAAGAACGTTTGCTTTTTATAACGTGTTCTAATATGCCTTGTATTCTTCTTACATTAGGTATTGCTGAACTTACTATTAACACATAAGGATTTTCTAATACTGCTGTACCTTTTTCTTTATCTGTTATTAAGTGTGGTGATTTAATACCTGAATTAAATTGTGTACCCTCAACAAACTCAACATAAGTTTCATTTGTGGGGGAATCTTCCATTAATACGACTCCGTTTCGTCCAACTTTTTCATATGCTTCTCCAATTTTGTCTCCAAGTTCTTGGTCATTGTTACAGCTAATATATGCAACTTGACTAAGCATTTCACCCTTAACCTCAGTGGAGGTAGTATCAAGATAGTCCATAATCTCTTTAGCACATCCTGCAACTCCTTCTTTAATATATCTAATTGATTCTTCGCCATCGTATTCGTTTAGTTTATTTAATAGTGATTGAGCAAGGACGATAGCCGTAGTGGTACCGTCACCTGCTTCTTTCACTGTATTACTAGCAGCTTCTTTTATTAAAGTAGCTCCTATATTTTCGACCGGGTCCATTAAGACTACGCTTTCCGCAACGGTTACACCATCTTTTGTGATTACCGGTCTGCCCATAGCGTCTTCGTATATAACGCATTTTCCAGAAGCACCTAACGTGGACTTCACTGCGTCGGATAATTTAGAAACACCGGACATGATTTTATTTCGTGCATCATCGCCGAAATTCAGATCTTTAACACTTCTTCTTCCTCTTCTACTGGTGGTACCGGTGGTACTGGGTTTTGCCATGTAAAGTATAAGTCTTCGTTTACTGGTGTAATCTCAGATTGAATAGTTGCAGCTATGCTAGCTTGCATTGCAGGCACATCTAGTGATCCTTCTAACCATCCAATAACTACGTTTTCAAAAGCTTCTGTATCTTCGTAAGGTACAAAAGGATCTCCTGCTACATACGTGTAACTTTGTGTTCCAATGTTTGTTGATGAATAAGTTTTGCCTCCTGATTCTTCAGAGCCAGTGTATCTGTAATGTACTGTGTATATTACATTGTCTTCACCTTCTGATTGAATGTGAGCGTTCATTTGTGGGATATCCCATTTGTAAGTAATTGCCATTTTTTAATTTTAAAGATTGATTTATTTATTTATTTATTTATTTATTTATTATGGTGGGCTACAAAACGCTGTATTAGTAACTCGTCCACTTGAAAACGTTAAGTAGTAACCACCGCCACCAGATGTTAACATATAAGTAAATCCAAATGACGTTGCTCCATTTGAATCAGTATATACATCATCATTTGCTTGTGGATATGTAGCGCTACCATTATGCCAATAATTTGTAGTAGTAGATTGGTTACAAATGAATTTAATATCATTTTGCCCACTACTTCCGGTGAATTGCGTTAAAGCATTTTGTGATCCATAATTTCTAAAATTAAGTAATTGGTTTTGACTGCCTTCGTATGATGAATCAAAATAATTAGCATTAGCATCATTAAAACATCCAACTAAATTATCGTCATTATCTATTTCATCAACAACGTTTTGTAATGTAAATGTAGTAGTATCTGGTACAGCCATTATAATCCTGCTTTTTCTAACCTTGCTTCTAACTCAGCAATTTTAGCTATTAGTAAATCTATATAAGCTACAGACTTTAAACCATCTTCATTTGTTCTTACAAACTCTGGATGTTTTGCTTCAAGTTCTTGAGCTATAACACCTGCTCTTTTTACACCTGGTTCAGATTTTAATTCAAAGTTTTTCCAGTAACATCAATATGTTTATTATCTATATCTTTTATATTTTCTTTTAATGTTTTATCAGAAGATAATATAAAGTTTGTAGCAGTACTAGAATTTGTACCATACAATGTAATAAATGATTTTGAATTATAAGTAGCTGGCTTAGCTTTTATTATAACAAACGTACTATTACCGTCAGGCACTAGACGCATTCTTTCTACATCACCGACTGCAAAATACATTTGATCGCCAACAACACCTACTTGATTACCTAAAGCACTTGAAGAACTATTATCAGAAATAGCAATATAAGCCATTCCGTCAGTTGATTTAAAGTTTGCTACATTGTTTGCAGTACCAGATGAAACTGTTAATCTAGAGTCAGTCCCAGTCACACCGATACCAACCTTGCCGGCTGAGGTGATACGCATTCTTTGAACTATATCACGTGCACCTGTATTCTCTCTAGTTCCAAACGATAAGTATCCTGCCCTACTACCAGAAGTCCCGTCTTCTTTGTATCCACCTACTAATGCAAATGTTCTGTTGCTATCCGTAGCACTTATTGGTCCTCCAAAAACCATTTGGCCACCAACGTCTGAAGCTGTGTTCCAATCCCGACGTCGCCATCAAAGTAAGATACACCACTAGAATTAACATCAAAAATTGGTACACCTGATATATCCGCTACTGCAAATATACTTCCGCTAAGATCATCTGTAACTGAGAATAACTGACCTTGTGTTCCTTGTATGTCTAATTTAGCTAAAGGAGTTGATGTTCCAATACCGACGTTGGCGTTTTTACCATCTATAGTTATAGCATCTGTGTAATAAGCAGAACTTTCACCAGAACTTGCGGTGGTTTTAACTTGAAAAACTAAATTACCGTGATTAGTGGGATCAGAAGGTTTAGTTGTAAGAATCATTTTACCCGCTAGCACGTTACCTGTACTTGAAGTTCTTGTAACAGTTATTTTAGGTTGTTGAGTAATAGCATCTCCTGTTCCACCATTTACATTTAATTTATCAATAGGACTAGTCGTACCGATCCCGACGTTGCCGTCACCTCGTAGTGTCATTACATCGGTATCCGCATTAGTATTTGATCCATAAAGACCATCATTTAAAGATATAGTTAATACAGATTTAGCGTGGTTAGATACATTAGCATATCTACCCATCCAAAATTCAGCAAAACCTCCGTAGTAAGCAGATGTAGCTAAGCTTAAATTAAGTAATTTAGCTTTTTTTATAACCACAGGAGAAGCTGAAACTATATTAGGTCCTTGCGCCTCTAATTTAGCATAAGGACTAGTCGTTCCGATCCCGACGTTGCCGGAGCTATTGATAAACATAGCGTTAGTATTAATACCACCAGCATTATTACCTACATCAAATCCTAAACCACCATTATCTATTCCTTGTATTCTACCTAAAGTTCCTCCAGGATTTGTAAATGAAATTAATGCATCTAAACCATCTGTTGAATTATGTAATTTCCTGCAAAAGTTGCGTCACCATCACCTTGTAGCTGTATCTTATCAACACCAGCTGCGTTTCTTACAACTATTGCATTTTCACCATCTGTTTGCGATAAGATACCGTAGTCAGCTGTACCGTCTTTATCTACTTTTATACCCCAATCATCATTGTCGTTAGTTACTAAAATACCAGCATCACCAGGTACGATTACCTGTATAGTCAACTGTCAAACCAGTACTAGTAATATCACCTGCAAAAGTCCCACGTTCCTTTGTATACTGGTACACCTGTTACAAGACCTGTAGAATAAGCATTAATAGTTGCCGCCGCGGTTGATCCTGTACCCGCTACAACTTTTCCTGATAAGTATATGTCTTTAAATCTAGCACCACTAGAACCTAAGTCAACATCATTATTTGTTTGTGCTGAAAATACTCCATCGCCAATTTTTACTTGGGTGGCGCCAGCAACCCTAAACTTAATTAAATTATCAGTTTGAAATCCTATATAGTTATCATCATCTCTACCAATATGATTAGCGCCTAAATTAACATTACCATCAAAAGTAGAAAGACCACTCGAGTTGACATCGAATATCGGTACACCAGATATATCTGACACAGCGAATATAGATCCGCTTAAGTCGTCGGTTACTGAAAGAAGTTGCCCTTGAGAACCGAGTACATTTACCACGGTTCCACCTGAAGCTCCTTCGACAATTAAGCCTTTTTTTATTTTAAATTCGTTTGCCATATTATTATTATCTTTTTTTCAATATCCAAAAAGTTATTATTCTATAATCCAAATCTTGCTCGTAAAGCATTGTAATTTTCTACTATTTCCGTGTCTGGTATTTCAGTGAATTCCCTAGAGGTAGAAACAATTAAAAACACATCATACATAAAGTCTTTAAATTCTTGATCTGTATCAAACACACTGGTTTCAACCTCCCCTTGAGATATGTAAGTTATTGATAATTCAGTATTATTAATATAATTTTTCATATTCCAAATCTTGTTCTTGCTGCGTTAAAATTTTGTGTTACTTCTGCCTGAGTTAATGCTTTGCTATATGCTTTAGCTTCACCTATACGTCCATCCATTACATAGTTAGCGTTAATAGATCCTCCAAAAAATAAAACATCAGGATAATTACCTATATTTCCTGTGCAAGCTACTGTAGATGCTAAAACACTGTTCATATAAAGCTTAACACCCACACCTACTTCATAAGTACCGACAGCATACATCCATTCTCCTGTTGTTATTGATGACACAGCTGTATAAGCTACATTTCCCGAAGCACAAGCACTGTTAGGGCCATATACTTGCATTCTCATACTTGAACCTGCTTGTACTAAACCTATATTACAGCCAACTTTTCCAACAATTGTTTTGTCATAACCTGATAACGCATCAAAATATACCCAAACATCATAACTAAAACTTTGCCCTGTTTTGTGTGTTACTGTTTCAGAAACTGATATATAGTCAAAAGTAGTAGGACCGTTTAAAGTTGAACCCTCCATTAGCACCGGAAGTATAAGTAATAGAACCGTTTTAATGTTGCATTATTTTTGCTGCAATCCGTCTGTTACTATATCTGGTCCTCCAAATGCTCCCATATTATTCTGGTGGATTTGGGTTTGGGTCAGTCCATTCTGGAGTAGCCATTATTACTAAAATTTCTTCGTGGGTATAAGGTCCTTCGTATGAACTTAATGTTGATACAAATGAAGGTTCTGCACCTTCCCACTTTAATACTGTTTGTAAACCATCAACTGATAGTCTAACTGTTTGTTCTGATGTCTCTAACACTTGATTGAAATCAACCAATGCTATTTCAGACATATTTATTGTAATGTATGTTATCATAATCCGAATCTTGATTTTTGTGCGTTAAAATTTTGTAGTACTTCTGCAGCTGAAAGTGCCTTTGCATAAGACCTGACTATAGCACAGTCGATATTTGGCCAAGACGCTCCAACATACCCCACAAGGTAAGGATAATTACCATATGAAAACGTACCAGCGGGAAGAGCAGTAGTAGTTGAAGCAACTCCGTTAAAATAGCTTCTAATAGCGTCTCCAGTTTTAAAAGTAAATACCACATGTATCCAAGCGGATGTTGATATAGTAACTGGAGTGTTGCATCTATACTCAGTACTACCTACATAGTGTAAAGCTCTTATCGATTGACCACCTGTTTCTAAAAATACTAATGCGCCATTATTTTGGTATGGATTTTTTCCGTAAAGCCTGCTCCAGCCAGTTTTAATCGATTGAGCTTTTATAACCATTTCAATTGATAATTCATTTTGTGGTTCAAGAGAAGCTGTATTAGGTATCTGAATGTAATCATCAGTACCATCAAATTCCCAAAATCCACCATTAGATGAATTAAATCCTACTCCATTAAGTAAACTAACAGAGGAATTATCTATTATATTATAAGCTGTAGTTCCTGATCCTGCGTAAGATCTTTCGCTTCCTGCGTCTAAAGCTAATTTTAGCTCATCCGTTACTATATTTGGTCCTCTATAAAATCCCATTATATTGCTCTTATTAATGATTTAATACTCCAGTCATCTGAAGTTGTTGTAGCCCTAAGTCTCATATTGCCTCCTGATATATCTACGCTTAGTGTAACATCTGATGTATCACCTAAGTCTTGTGTTGATGTTTCTGTAAATTCTACGTTTGTTCCGTCGTGGCAAGCATAAACTGTACCTGATCTTACGTTAGTTGTTTTCTTAATAACAAAGTCAAAAAAAGCTGCTGTATACGTAGCAATTGCTACACTAGCCACTGTTTCAGTTCCTGTATCTACATCTGTGTTTTCTTGGTTTGAAAGTAAAGCAGAATCAATATTTATATCGCCTGTTACAGCAACACCTGTGCTTGTAGTTTGAAGTTGACTAGAACCATTGTAATATAACTCTGCTTGAGCACCATCTACGCCTACAAAGTAATTTACTCCACTTGTATTTTCAAGAGCTATAATATTTCCTTGAATAGCTAAAATACCTGTTCCTGTATCTTTTATATAGCTATTACTTCCGTCGTGGTATATTTGAAGATCGTAGCTATTACCAAAAAGAGCTTTTGCATTATCTAAAAATTGAGCATCTCTAGAAAAAACAGTTTTTGCTATACCACCATCTAATCTAAAATATTCAGCTACACCACCACCACCATTATCAGATTTAAATACTATATCACCATCATCTAAGTTTTGTATAATCTGTAAGGTGCCACTGTTATTTTCTATATTAGAATTTGTACCTGAATGATATATTCTTAAATCGTTACCTGTACCCAGTTTTAATTGTACCGCATCGTTTAATTTTAAATCACCAGTCATTGTGCCACCAGCAAGTGGTAAGTAAGGACCGCCTATAATACTTGACCCTGAGCCATCAACCCAATCTGTACCTGTGGCTGTAGATACTAAAACTTGGTTTGCAGTACCTGGTGAATTATTTGAATCGTAATATGCTCCTGTAACTCTTGCATTGCCAACTATGTGAAGTTTTTGAGTAGGCGAATTTGTTCCGATTCCTACGTTTCCAAAAGCATCAATAACTAATCTATTTGCGCTTTGAACAATATCTGAAATATAAAAGTTATTTGTAGCACCAGCTATACCAACTCTGTATGTGCCTGTAATACTACCTGTTCTTGATAAATATAATTGAGAAGCGCTACTGTTACTTACATGTAATTTTGCACTAGGACTAGTCGTCCCTATACCGACGTTGCCGCCGTTAAAATAACTATCACCTGTTGTGTTAAGTTTTATTTTATCTGTACCGTCGCCAGATTTCATAATAAACTTACCAGAATTATCGTTTAACGCATATAAATTAAATATATTAATTCCGCCTTGGTTACAAAGTAAATGGTTATTTGCTAAATCAGCCGCTAAAACAGTTCTTATACCGTCACCACTGCTGGTGTTATTAACTCTAATACCAAAATCAGTTCCATTACCATTTACAGTAAGCTTTGCGTCAGGACTAGTAGTCCCGATCCCGACGTTGCCGCCTAATGGATTAATAGCTAAAGTGCCAAGACTATTTGCATACTGTTGATCGGGATGCCCGGATTGAATCCAAGATTTTCTGTCATTAGCTGTTCCAGATACTCCAAAACCTAATCCATTACTATTAGAAGCTCCTTCTAACATTATAGCTGAACTTGTGTTCCACGCAGTGCTATTATTACTTGTTGTTATACTACTTATACCGTAAGGAGCAAAATTTATACTTAAAGGGTTAGCTGGCGATGTTGTCTTGATCCCGACGTTGCCGGTAGAAGTTATACGCATACGTTCTGAACCAGCAGTGCCAAAATTAACTGTATCGTTAAGACCAAATCCAAAATAAGTATTTGTATCACTAGTATGTCTTACGTATTGAGGTATAATTATATCATTTGCAAACGAAGTACTTTGCGTTATATTACTATTACCTAGCGTATCACCATCTGGCGTCCACATAGCAACTGTATTTAAAGTACCTGACCCTGCTGGTACACCTGGTATAGCTGAGCCATCGATCCAATCAGTACCTGTAACTGTAGATACTAAAACTTGGTTTGCAGTACCTGGTGAATTATTAGAATCGTAGTATGCTCCTGTAACTCTTGCATTGCCAACTACGTGAAGTTTTTGAGTAGGAATAGTTGTGTTAATACCTACATTACCGCCATCTGCTTGTAAAGACATGTTAAAGGTAGCAGAATTATTTATTTGTTGCCCTTGTATATTTAAATAACCTGTAGAAGTTACTCCAAGCTTTAATTCTAAATTAGATCCAGTGTTTTGAAAAGTAGCTACATATTCACCAGCTGTAGCGTGTGTAACGTCGAGTTTTAAATCAGGACTAGTAGTCCCGATCCCGACGTTGCCTCCGGATAGGATAGTCATTTTATCAGTATTGTTAGTTCTAATAAATAAACTACCATTTGACATATTCGATAAGTAAGCATTATCTCCTAAAAACTGTAAAAATCCAACATCAGTTCCATTTTCAACCCATCTAATAAAAGGATTTGAATCTGCTTCTATTTTTAAAACTTTCTGTTCCAATACCTACCTTGCCGGCGAAATATCCGTTATTTAAAAATTTTAATGCCATGCATTATAAGTATTAGTTAATCTATACGTGCGAAAGAAGTACTTGGTAAGCGTCGTTTGCTATAGAGCCTGTAAAAGCTATAGCCATACTTGCGGACCCACTTCTTGTCACTTCTGCAAATACTGTTTGATAAGGTGAGGACCCATCAGTTACTTCTACTTTAACATTCTCTGCTAAAGCGCCTGTTCCAAATAAACTAGCAGCTGCTAAGTCCAAGTGAATGTTGTTACGCCCCAGCTTCTGCTCTTGAAGATGGCGCAGTATTATTTAAAGATTGTTTAGCTACCATAAGGATTTCTTTGAGAATTTAATTGTACCCAACCAGAAGCTGTTACATCAAAGTTAGCTGAATCAAAACCTGATACACCTTTTTCAGTTGCACCATCTGTTGCACCAGCGCCTGCTACATTAGCGTCTGCTAAAACAAACGTGTATTGAGTTGATGCTGGGGTTGACGATGCTGTGATTGATGCATTAGCAAATATAAAATCACCAACTTCTACTGAAATTGTAGTGTCACTAAAAGTTATATCACCATCGTGCGTTACTATAAAATAATCACCTTGATCTAAAGCTATATTAGAACCACCACTAATAACTGGAACACCAGGATCAGTAGTAGCATTGTAACCACCTTTAAATACACCAACGCCTGCAACTAGTAATTCTACTTGACCTAAATTAACACCGTCTGTAGAAGCTGTACCAGTGGCAACATTGGTAAGCTTATTGGTGTTCATATTAAGTGGACTCGCAAAACTATTTGTTTCACCTGTTTGGCTTTGAGTAATTACACCTCCAACTGTTAAATCATCTACTATTGTAACATCATCTGTTAAATCAATAGTTATACTACCGTTGTTTTGATTTACACTTGTTACGTCTATTCTACCAGTTGTACCTATAAATTCTACTGTAGATTTAACACCAGATCCAGTGCCACCAGCTGTTAAAGATATTTTACCACTTGTTGGTGCACCAGGAGCTACTGTACCTGCAGTTACAGGTAATGTATATGTTTCATTGGTATCGGCTGGTAATGTGTATGTTTCAGTATCTACAGATGTTACGTGACCAGTTGCGTTTGTGCCAATAGCTTTAATAGCTACGATATCACCGCCATAACCTGGGCTAGAGGCAGTTGGGGTATTTGATCTAGTTGTTAAGTCGTGATTAACAATAGGTATAGGCCCATCCGGATCATGTTACAGTTATATAAGTACCTCCATCTACTTTTTGTATATCACCACCTATAGATTCCCAGCCTGCAGATCCACCACCTGTATTTGCAACATATTGTTTTAATGAATCTGTTGTAGTGTTAAATATTATTTGACCAACAACGCCTGACGCTGGGTCCGATGCGACATTTTGTATTACCGCTTGGTTAAGTTGATTCTGATTTAAATCAACCGTGTTTAAAAAATTAATTGCCATAGTTTGTTAGTTTAGGTATGCCTTGCCGGCAAAACCTGCCGAAAATGTTAGTGTTACGTTGTTGTTATCTATATAAGTATATTGTCCGGTCACTACAGTATCAGCAGTGTCGATTACTGTTATAGAAGGAAATTTCCCTAAGTCATGTTGTATGTTCCATGTTGTAGCTGGTACGCCTTGAGTAAATTCAAATGTTTTGTCGGTAGCATCGGATGGATCTATATTGATGCCATACACATGCTTCTTTTGTATTGAACCTGCACCTTTAATAAAAGTAAGTCCTATGTCGTATATATCCGTTTTACCAGCGACTGCCGTTAACGATGTAAAAGAAAACACGCCAAAAGAGCTTAAATCATTACGATCTGATATTTTAATTAGGTTATTTACTACAGGTTGCCCCGTTATAGGGTCATTAGTAAGTAAGTATTGAAGATAAGGTTGAGCATTAGTGTTATTACCCATTAACAACACTGATCTTAAGGTTGTTATATTTGCCCAACTAGTATTGTTGCCGCCACCTGCTGCAAAAAACAGCTGTGCCTTGCGCATTTCAGCATCAGCTTCATCAATATTGAATGTCCAGCTATTATTAGCTAGGAAATCGTTTATTAATATTAGCGATATGTCTGATATACGGAAATTTTTAGTAGCATCTGTCCCACCGGAGGCATCCGTACCTAATAATATGTCCGATCCTTCTGGATTCTGATCAACTGGGTATGTACTAATTCTTGCCATTTCCTATTATTTCTTTAATATTGTGTTTTTTGCCTTTTCCCAACTTCTACCAACAAAATATGCCCCGTAAACAGTCACTAATAATGTCTGAAATATAGGTATATACTCTTTAGCTACTTTAAATGTACCAATGTTACCATCTGTGAACGATAATGCGCTGAATATTACAGTTAGATATATAAGAACCATAGGTCTTATGTTTTTAGACAAGAAACTGTCTGAATTCATGTCTGATTTCCAGCGTTCTGTTACTTGAATTTGAGCATTATTGTCTGCATCCTCTAATATCTGCTGTATTTGCTTCTTTATTATAAGCTTTTCTTCTTTCGATGTAGATAAGTTATCAATTACGTTACCTATTTCTTTGATAACACCTCCGGTTAGCCATGCAAATAACTTTTTCATGTTAATGTACTATCTTTAAGAAATCTCCAGTCCTGTATCTTGTTCCTACCGGTAGTCCCGCGGCTATAGCGGCCGCGTTATCTGCATGCTCTGTTACCGTTTGGGTATTTATATAAGTAGTTATGTTCTGTATTTGAAAGTTCTTGGTAGTTACATTGTTTTCATCAGTACCTAGTAGCTTATCTGTTGAAGCTATGGTGCCGTCTAATGGGTATGTAGATATTCTTGCCATGTTATTTAGTTGTGTAGTTGTTGTTAGATTCTTTCTTTGTACCTAAACCGTCGTTACCTCTGTTTTGTTTAGGTGATTCCCATCTCTGATCTTTGTGATCATAGTCTTTATTCTTAGCTTTTACCGTATTTACCCCGTATCCCATATGGGAAACTGTTTTTATTTACCCAGCCCCCCTAGTCATTCTCGTTTTGCGTTGTATATATGTCTGCAACCGCACTACTACATGCTATCCATCACTACTAACTAAAATAATTTCCTGTAAATGTTTTACCTTTTTTACTGCACATACTGTATCCCGTATAGCATTACCTATATCACCGTACCAAACCAGTTCAGTGTACTAAGTAAGTGACTGATCGTCATGACACTATGACATATGACGTGTTGTCTTATTGTATGACACAATGACACCTTGCATTATACCTACAACTATTTTTCTACTACTAAACAATAGTACTACTTTACAAACCTAATACGATTGGTATACGATAATATATATGTAACAAACAAATAACAATACTATGTTTAAAATAACTTTAGAGAATACTTGGAATAAAAATGGAATTCCTACAAACTATGTTAAATACTTAAAAGTAAACACAATTCAAGAAGTCTTTAATTTCTATAAATTAGACGATGTATTGAAAGTTGAAGAATGTTAAATACAAACTAAATACGAAGAGTAAACGATAATATAAATGTAAATAAATAAATATAATATGAGTAATAAAGAATTATTAGCGAAAGCTATCAGTAAACTAAGCACTGAAGAATTAAGTGCGATCTATCCACCAATCGAAAGAAAAAACTTTGTAGTAAGAAAGTCTTGGCTCGGTAGAAATCAAATCATCTCTTTCACTAACAAGAAAGGTGTTAAGAGAACTTACAATCACGACGAAGTGTTGAAAGTAATGTTACCTAAGTTATCTATAATGCCTTGCTGGATTAAGAGACAATACTGGTCACAGTCAACCGATATGCCTAAAAATACTAGACATTTAATCCTAGACAGAAATCCAGTTACAGATTAAATACGATCGGTAATCGATAATATAAATGTAACAACTTTAAGTTCCACTTGTTTCTATAAGTATAAAAATGCGAACAAGTAATGACATAATGGTTTATGTGAGTTCGATTCTCACTATGTCAACTAAAAATAATAATATGATATATACTTTAACTTGTCCTAACGGCAAAGAAATCGACATGACTCACTACATTGGTAAACAAATGGAAGGTGAAATAACTAGACAAGATGTCTTAGATAGAATAGAATTTTATAAATCAACAAATAAATAATATGAGAAAATTTCACCACAACAAAGCACTTAACATAGTAATAGGCGTGATCGCTTATGCTCAAGTAACTCTAGTAATCTTTGGTTCCATTTCATTAATAATAAATATGATACAAAACGGAGCACCAACAAGCTTTGGAATCTACGGATAACACAAAACAAATACGAATAATTAACGATAATATAATAAATAAATAATACTATGGGACATATGAATACCTATCTGCTTAAAATAAGCTACAGAAAATATAACAAGTGCTACTCTAAACTGACTAGCGAAGAAAAATCAACCGTTTTAGACATATACTATGACTTCTACTAAATTCAACGACTATCCTCAAGACCAAATCGACGCTAAACTAAAGCAAGTCGAAGAGTTCGAAGCGAAATACGGTACTAACAATACAGTAAGTAAAGCATGGCGTAAGTGGTGCACCGATCACGAATACCGCAGACGAGAGTGGCAATTCAGACAAGGTGTCGCTGCAAGTATACAACCGAATGTTGATTATACAAAGTAAATACGAATAACTAACGATAATATAATAAACAATATATGAATAAACTTAAAAAACTCCACGAGAAAAAATTAAAACTAAACGGTATTACCTATAAGCCATACAATCTTGGCAATCTACCACCAACATTTGCATTTAAATACAATGACAAAGACGGTAGCGATCAAATCGGTATATCTGAATGGTTCAACTACAAAGGTTTAACATATATAAAAGCATAACTATGAGTAAAATGAAAGAAATCGACGAGGTAGCACAAGGTATTGCTGACGTCACTAAAGAATTAATGTATGACAGCATTCACTGGCAAATAGCAGAGTTTCACGTTGAAGGCGACTCTTATAATGAGCTACATGCTCATGTAATGTACCTAGCGATCAAAAAAATGTATGAAGAAATCCAGAAAGAAACGGAAGTTTAGTCATCACAAGATTAAACTGGTAGAAATCGAGGCGATAGAGCGAGAGTATTGGACTAGATATAATTCCGAGATACCAAAGTGGCAACAAGATATGTATTAATACAAAACAAATACGAATACATATCGATAATATAAATGTAACAAATTAAATTAAATATATGTATTGTAAATGCGGCGAAAAAGTACACCCAATAAGAGTAGGTTATGGATATAAAACTTGTGTTCCTTGTAGCACAGTTCAAGACTACAGTTATGTACCGATCATCGCTAACAAGCAAGTACTTGAAATACAAATAGTTAGCCAAGAAGTAAGTGCATCAGTGCACAGAGCTTGGCGACGCAAGTAGCTAGACGAGTAGCTTAATTAGGGTAAACCAAACAGCGAGGTGTAGATGCAGCACTGACGGGGGTATAGGTTACCACTCATAAAGTGAATTGCTAGCTACTAACGGGAGTGATAAGGTAAGCTAAGAAATAGGAGACGCAAGTCACACTAACTTAAACGGCGGTTCGATTCCGCCCACTTCCACTAACAGAGGGGTGGCAGATATGCAGAGATATACTTGCCCAACAAACAACGGCGGGTTTACGTAAACGAAGTACTTCGTGGGCACACCTCTCTTAATA